CGGCTCAGGCGAACCAATCAGGGCTTTTCAGCCCCTTTGCCCTTCCCGTTGGGGAAGATCGCCCCGTTGGGGAGGTACTACTTGGAAGCAGATCAGCTTCCTACTTCTACTTTACACCCGCTGTCAAGATTTGTCCAGTGTGAGAACATCGCGTATAGGTATGAGATGATTTATGAGCGCGGGATACCTTGTCATGAACTTGTGCAGCAAGTCCTGTGCTTCAAGCAACGCATTCTGAGCTTCACTGAATCCCTTGCTGGTGGATTTGAGGTCTTCAACCAAAGCGACAATCACTTTGTTTCGGTCTTTAAGTTTTTCACTCAGTTCGGCTACTTGAACCCTCAATTCGGCTATCACTGATTCTTTCAAAGCTGAATCTAGTTCTGTTGTCATCGTCCTATTCTCCTGCGCCGACTGCCATCACTTCCACTCCCGCAACTCCACCTTCTCATCCAACAAGTGTTCATATGACCTATCGGGAGAGATTCGGTTGTAATACCTATACTTCTCCCGGCGACGTTCAGGGGACATATACGAGTAGTGCTTGATGATGAATGGTGGCATAGGAAAGGCACGCCAACCCTCTCCGGGCATATAGCCGGCATGGCAGTGGCGCCCTGTGCGTGCCCACTCCTCGGCATCCTTGAGCAATTCATCCCGTCGGTTAGCCACATAGAACATCTTCTTGAAGGTCCACTGACCGAGATTACCGTCAACGCGATAGGTATTACGAGAATCCCAGAAGTTAAGCCACTTGAAGAAAAAACAGTTGCCGTTGTTAAAGTCTTTATGTGCGACCTCTCGTATGAATACAGGTAAATGGACTACCTCATCCCCGTCCAGCGGGATAACCCAGTCGGCCTTGTAATCTACCAATGCCGCCTTCAAGCCGTAGGCACGAGTCTTGGCCTCGTGATAGGGTTTGTCCCAGCGTTCCCAGTTCACCTTCGGGAAGTCGTTAGCAATGGCCTCTACGTCACCCTTGGGGTCGTTGTCGAGCAAGACGATGGCATCGCACAGTTGAGACGCAGCCTCAAGTGACTCCAGCAGGAACTTAGCGTAGCTGACACAGTAGGTAGCGACTATCATCATGGTTCGACGTAGAACGGGTTTTTCCGATACCACTCAACCGTCTTTCGGATTCCTTCTTCCAGCGGCGTGAAATCAGACTGTTTCCAGTTCAGAGGTTCGAGCGTTGACGGGTCGGCTTTGGTCAGTGAACGCGGGGGCTCGCCAGCTCGCCCTGGAAGGTATCGGATTTCAGACTCCGACCCACTGACTTTCTTGATGAGTTCGGCCAACTGAGTCGCAGTAACGCTCTCACCCGTTCCTGCTTCAAACAGTCGGTCGTAGATACCGTGATCCATCATCATGGCCCGAACTAGAATCTCTGCCACGTCCTCGATGTAGATCAAATCGAGTATCTGTTTACCGTCGAAAAAGATTTCGATGGGGTCGCCCCTCAGCGCCCGACTGATAAAACTGGGAACAGCTTTCCGCACTGGCCTCCCTTTCTGGTAGGGGCCATAGACGTTTGCGGCCTGGACAACGGCCATCTTCACTCCAAACTCTTTGCCGTACATGAAAGCAAATCGCTCGGAACAATGCTTGGTGATCGCATAGGTGTTGTTCCACATGAAGCTAGCGGTCGCCATCTGGACGCATGGTTTCTTATGAATGCGACAACCCTCGAAAACATTGATAGCTCCATGAATGTTGGTGTCGATGCTTTCGCGTGGAGCTTTAACCGTCTCAGCGGTTCCCAGCAGCGCGGCTAGGCTGAAAACCGCATCGTGTTGAGAGATTACGTCCTCAACCGCGTTTTGGTCACGGATGTCTCCCAAGTAGAAACTCACGTTCCGTCTCAGAGTTCCTTGTCGTTGAAGTCGGTCGAAAATGGTAACACTGTGTCCATCTCTCAACAGTCGGTCAACAAGGGCAGAGCCAATAAATCCTTGACCGCCGGTTACAATGAGTCTCATTTTATCCTCCGTATTTCTTCTTGAGCCGTTCCACATTCCTTGCTTGAAGGCCGGGGAACTTTTCATGGATATGGGAAGCGCCGCCCACATGCTCGATAGTTACGTCGCTCTGGAAAGCCAGTTTCCAACCTGCTAGGTGTGCTCGCATACACCAGTCGTCATCGCAGCCAGGGCCAGGGTGCATCTCTTCGGACAGATAGCCGATTGTCTCGATGGCTTCTCGGCAAAGCATAACGCAGAAGAAGGACATCTGTACGTCCCAACCCCAGGCTCCTTTCTGTGGGGTGACGATGTGGAAACCTCGGTCTGCTGGAATGCGACCTTGGGTGCGCTTAGGCTTGCTGTCCCGTGGGCCTACGGCTGCCAACTTGTGGATATGTTTGAACGGTTCTTCTAGTTTGGGCAGCCAATCAGGTGGGACTTCTGTATCGTCGTTGAGGAGAACAACAAACGGAGCGGTGGACAAGGCCAGGCCTGTATTCATGGCTTTAGTCCAGCCGAGGTTTTCCGGTGGGTGAACGTAGGTCACGTTATCCAATAAGCGGGTGATCTCCCACCATCCGTGGGTCGTGGTTGCATCATGGTTGTTGTCAATCCAGATAATTCTCCAGTCGTTTGAGTTGTGGGTGATGGAATTGAAACACTTCTGAATCAGTTCGATCTGGCCGCATGAGGCAATTACGATGTCGTACTTTACGGCCATACGGTTGAATATCCTCTCCCAAGATGATTCATGTAGATGCCACGGAAATACCCCACTCGATAACCAACCGCTCTCAGTCCCGCACAATGTTCGCTGTCGTAGGTCTTTCCATGAGCCGCCAGCCAATGCTTCAGAATCCCTCGGCGGCAAAACCTGATTCCGCCACAACTTACATGTTCCATCACATAGTCGTCCTGGTGGACAGTCCCGCCGACACATATCTTTGCCGCTTCTTCTGGTTCCGGTGTCCAGGGATTCAGGGTGGAGTTGTTCGGCCAGAGCGACAGGATCCCGTACTGCGGGTATTTCTCCATGATTTCTACTGCTCTGCGAACAAATGGGAGAGTTTCTGGTAAGCAATCATCATCCGCGCAGACATAGATTTTGGTAGTTGCCCGCTCATCTGCCAACACCCGACGCATCACTTGGAAATCCTTGATGGTTGGTTCGATCTGTTTGAGCGTGCTATCCGGTTCTTGTTCCCAGCGGGAAACACACGCCATCAAGAAGCCAAGCCGAATGTCGTTCATGGCCTCTTCCGGCGTAGGACAGAAAAAGATGTCGGTCACTACTGAGTTCGTTCGACCATTTCTTTGTACTTATCGGACTTCATAAACACTTCCTGTTCTTCTACCGTCATCTTGTCGAAGTCCGCCATCATCTGTTCGTAATCGGTCATTCCCCCTCCGCCACCACTTCGAGTTCCTTCCAGATGGACGGGTGCTGTCCTAGTTGTGGTAGTTGTTTCTTGCTCGCCAATTTCTAGGGGCTTGAAGTCTCCCGACCGCTTCATCTGGTTCCATCCGCTTTCCAGGTTCTCGGCGTTGAAGTCCACTCCGCGATCTTTCAATCCCTGCATGAGCGCAGCGGAAGCCTCTTTCCCACCGGGATAATCCGGGCAGCGCTGAGAGAAAACCGCGATGTGATAGTTCTCTTTGTAACTTTCGGTGGCCTCCTGTATTCCTTTGAAATCGTTCCTCAACTCGTCCGTATTCTCATACCCAAGTGAATGAGCGAGAGCTGAGGTAATAGCTTCCGATGCGTCAGTTTCGACATCGGTGAGGAACTTCTGTTGGTTGAACTGTGGTGAAGTGGATGTTTTGGTGGTTTCTCGCCGCACTTCAGTCGCTCGCTGCAAGTCGGCAATCGTGGATTCGTGGGTACGGACTTGTCCTTCCCGGTCACGAAGCGCAGTTCCGGTGTCTTCCTTTGCCTGCGCCGCTTTTTGTGCGACCTCTTCCCAACTCTTTCCCTTGAAGACTTCGCCGCCCTTCGTCTTCAACACCACTTCTTCGCTGGCTGTGGTTTCTTCCATCGCCTGCGTAACTTCCTTGGGGGTCACTTCCTTAGTTTTGGTTTCTTCGGCCACTGTCTTTTCTCCTTGTTTAGAGTTCGTGTTCCTTGAAAGACTGCCTGATTTGCTCTTGGCGGCGGTGAATGAATGAGCGGTCTTCCTTGCGCTTCTCCTTCACCGCTTCTACCGTCCGCTCAACATGAATCCGAATGAACTCCCTCAACAACCGCCGCTGTTTCCACACCTGGGTCAAACTCTGAATCACGACTGGATCGTTGGAATCGCTCGCTTCCATTCGTTCCAGTGCGGTCTTAACCCATTCGTCCACATGAGAGAGAAATACTGTCCATCCTGGCAGAGCCACGAGCTGCTCGTATTGGTCTGCAAGCTGCTCCTCGCGCTGCTCGTCCTGCATTTGTTCAAAGGTCAGTTCCTCAGCCATTGCTAGGCTTCACCCTCAGCCCCCTCAGATGTTTGCTGCTGAGCAATCACTTCCAGAATCTTCTCTGTCACTAACTGTTCGAGGTCAGCATCCAATTTCTCCCGTTGCATTGTTCCCTGTGCTTGGAGTCGTTCCTGCTGCATCTGCATACGAGTCTGTTCTTCCGGCGGCTGCTGGTTCATCTGTTGCTGTTCCTGCTCGGTCAAGTCACGGAAAAGTCCCTTCTTGGGTCGGTAGTTGGTAGCGTCAAGAACCATGTTTTGCAGTTCTTCCACGTCCACAGTCTTTCCTTGCTGTCGAGCTAGAAGTTCTAGCAAGGTCGGATTCAAAATCGTCCCAAAAATAACAGGGAGAGCTTGCAGCAAACCCGCGCGCGCCTGTAGCTTGGAAGAGGCTCGCATGGCGAATCTTACACGAGCATTCTTGACTCGCACTGGTTCAATCTGAAGAATGTCTTTGTTCGTCGCTACGATTTCTTGAACTTGGTCAGGATCAAGAAACAGCGTGTTGAACTTGTGCCACAAATCCAGCATTGGCTCAACGACAGTATCTTCATTATTCTCAATCAGATAACCATGCCGCGAAGCAGAAGCCTGAGCCTGGGTATTTACGCCAGTTGCAGTGCGGGAAGCAGCATTTCCAAACCGTCCACCTGGAGTTCCCAGAACGGCCAAGTCGGTAACGCCGGTAGAACGCGCAACTCTACGTTCAGCCAAGTCAACTTCAAGAAATGCCTGTTGGGTGATGTTCTGGACTTCCTCTTGTACGATGTCCTCTCCAGGCTTCCCATCTATCTCCAAGATTCGACCGGGATAACGTCGCCGCTGATAGGCAGGAATGCTCATTCCCCGCCGCTTGATGATTCCACGGTGGATCGAAAGGGCCAATTCGTCTATGCGAGCATTGATGATTCCTTGCATCAAACGCTGATCGGGTTCGGCAATGTCAGTGACAGCCAGACCATAGAAACGATCTAGAACATCGGTGTAGAATACATCAAAGAATGGAATGATTCCAACCGGATTCGGGATGTTGTAAGCCGTGTGTTCTCGATTCAATATCCACACATGCCGTTCCTTTGTCCAATAACCCAACACTTCTATACGCTTCGATCCGGGGTCAACAGAAGTATCCTGTGCCGAGTTCCAGATATTTCCTCTAATGTCTTCCGTGCTTTCCTTTGTGCGGTCGCCTTCCGTAGTCAGTTTCTTCTCTGCCATCAGAATGAGTTCTAGTTTTCTTGGAATCTTGAACCCAGGCTGATCTCGCAACCTGTCCAACTCATCCACTGTCATATACACGCGCTTGATGGCGAAACGACCATCCTGCACTCGCGGAGAGGAACAGTTGGGATCAACGTAGAAATCCTTGAGTGAAACCGACTTGGCGAATGGGCGGTTGATTATCTCTTGTCGAGTTTCTTCCGTGATGCGCCGCTTCTTTTCTCCGGTTGGAAGATTGACAGTTATTCCGCCCAAGAACGGCAGGCGAACCCTTCTAGTCTGCGGAATGAAATCCACCCGGAAAAATGGTCGGTCGGTTTCCTGGTAGAGCATTCCCAATTCAATGATTCCGTTGCCGTAAAGGAAGGCGCTCTTGAACGCCCGCCTAAAGACCTCCCGGATACGAGACTGTCGCATCTGCTCGATCATCAATTCCCGTACAAGGCGGGCATCTTCTGCGTCGGTGCCGGGCAAGGCGTCGGCAAAGAACCACCCTGGAGCGTCGGCAAACAGCGTCGACATCATCCGCGGCAAAAGAGATTCGATTTGGGTGAGTGAGGTAAATACTCCCAGGTTGGAACGGTCAATTCGCGTCCCAGGCCAGAATTTGCGCCCTACCCAAGCTAGATAGAGTTCATCGGCGTTTCTCCACCGATGGTCGTGATTCTGTGCTCGATGGTTCGATGATTTGTTGAAATCCTGTACTCCTGTCTTCAGACCAAACTGATCCGTCCACCTATCAGTAGGCGAATGGACGCGCTGCTTCTCTTTGTCAGTTAGAGGCTCGTTCGCTCTGTTATCGTTCGGCACAGTCACACTTCTCACAACTCAAATGGTTGTGGCTCAGATTTGTACAAAGTTTTAGGTCTTTCCCGCAGTCCGTACATACAACTCTAGTTGGCGGGCCAACTTTACCTTCCCGCAGGGTTGCTACGTCTGTATAGAAAACGATGTTCATAGCCCGGTTCCCGGATGAAAATACTCACTCGCTGGTGGTTCCTTGTCACCTAGAAACCTTGCTCCCTTAGTGATTGGGTCGAATCCTTTGAACGCACGGGAAAGTGTGTACTCAGGAACATTCTCGCCCTTCGCTTCATCGGGGTAAAGGTCAGAAGTCACTCCCCCTTCCCGGTTCTGCATCTGGTCGGCCATCGTGTCGAGAATGTCATCATGGTAGCTGGAACTCTGCGAGAAGCGAAGGACTTCCTGGGTCAGTTCCAACCGGCAGTCCAAGTCTTCGCAGAATCGAATAATTCCGCCTTTGAACCACGCCTGCAAACCCCAAATCCGCTGTTTCTTGGAAACCCGCGTATCCCGATGGATCGGGATGATGATGGGATACTTCCCACGCTTCGCCATCTCGCGGGTCAGAAAGGGAAGCAAGACGCGCGCGTGAGCATCTTTCTCAATCTTGAAGTCGCACTTCCACTTGTCAAAGATGTCAAAGATGTTGTCGATCACCTCGAAGGGAGTGAACCTTTTGTGCCGCAGGTCGAGCATGTAAGCCCGCGCATCCCGGTCGAATCCAGTGACGTTGAAGACGGTAAAATCGTTCCTCGCTCCCTGTTCCATACCGTGCAGGTCAATGGTGCAGTGGACGCGCAGAGGAATCCGGCGCACAATCTCTCGCGGAATGAACTTGATCTCTTCGCGTGTGGCTAGACCCCCAGCATCGGGGATTGGATTATTGAGGTATTGAGCTGCGTAGAGCACATCTCCCATCTTATGTTTTTCTATTGCTAGCTCGCTCCAGGGCCACCGGGTCGGCCACATCGTTGAACCTTGTCCCCACTCGTTGTCATTTTCAGCAGAACCAATCAAGATGGACCATAACCGCTTGCCCTCTGGCAGTTTCTCTTCCTTGTCAATGACTTCAGTGCCGTACATATCGGAGAAGTCGTAACGAGTTCCTTCTATATCTTCCCAGCCGTGGTGTGGAGGGATCGGGCCGCGTTCCAGCAGCGGCCCCATGTAGCGGTAGTGGTCACGCACAGTACGAATCTGATCCGGGGTTCGGATGTTCTCCTTGTCCACCAAGTCGGAATGTTTGTGGACTTCCATGTGGGCACCGGCGATAACCTTCCCAACCGAACAGGTGGAAACAGTTTGCTCTTTCAGCCATTTCCGCTTTCGGCAAGGAATAGTGAACGCTTCCTGGGTGCCGAAGTCTCCCGCCTTTCTCCGTTCGGGACAATACTCAGGGAACAGAAACCAGAAGTTGTTGTTGTACTGGAAGTGGGCTTTCATCTCCGTGATGACCTTCTTCACCTGTTCGCCAGTAGCAGAAGAAACCATGATCCGAATGTCAACGTAGTTGAGAATCCACTGGATCGAATGCCCTATGGTGATAATGGTTGTTTTCAGATGTCCGCGCGGGTAGAGAATCAGGCGCTTTCGCGGCCCTTCCAGATGCCACAGGTCAACCTTTGGCTCGTACTTCAGAAACTTCCCGCTGAACTTGTTCACATAGTCGGTGCCGCCGGGAAACTTCTGCAAGTGCTCTATGATTGGGGAGTGGACTTTGTACTCGATGTCGCGGTACTGGAGCACTTCCGTCAACAGCCAAAACAGGTCAGTCCTCGCCCGCTGCCGATCTCTCAGCCAAGTATCGAGAACTGCGAGTTGTCGTGGGTCAAGCATCTGGTGGAAACTCAGTAAGCCTAACTTTTGTTTTTGCAGCACTGTCCCTAAAGTGTTTTCCCATTGCGAAGACGGCCTTCCTGCCCTCCTCAGACTTGAACTCGCCAACTTCTGCATAGTGATCCCACAGTTCGGCCGATTTCAGTTTGTGGCGAACATCTTCTTCCATGATTGCCTTGAATGCTTTACTTAGACTCATCGTTTCCTCGCCAGTGCCGCGCGTCGGGCGCGATCTCTCAATCTCGTAGGTCGTTTCCCTGATGCAACCAATCCAAATAACCCACGCTGTTTTTCACTGAGCGGCTTACCGCGAATCTCTTTGTCGCTGAGAATCTTTCGCGCTTTTGCTCGACTTGGAAATCTTCCTGCCATTTCAACTCCAAAGCGCAACTTCGATGGCGAACGCCAGTGTCCGTTTGTTCACCTTTGGGAACAGCTTAATCAGGAGGGCATAGACTTGATGCCGACGCCACTCCCCGGAAGGCCCCTTACCCTCAAATGCCGTAGTCAGCTCCTTCGCCGCGGGCAAGACAAGCTCGAAATTCTTTGGGATGATGATTACGCGGTAGCCAATCAGACGAAACAGAAACCGCCCAATCCACATCAAGAGTTTGCCCATTCCAAAATCCTCCGGCTGGATTCAAACAAGAGAACCCATAAACCTGCTCTCCAAGCTCTGAGTTGCTGGTGCGTAACTGTTGGCGCGACCACCGCCGCTTCAGTCTTGGCAGAGAACGACTGTGGCGGCATGTAGCCACCCCACGCACTGAGTACCGTGACTCTGGTTGCATCTACTGGCATTAGATTATGAAAAACCTGTCGGTCGCGCTCGGAGCCTCAGTGACCGCCGTGTAGGTGAGCCTTCCGGTTGATCCAAGATACGCAGTAATATCCGAAGCTTGTCCTGCCAAAACGCCCGTTATCCAAATAACTGTGCGGCCATTAAAATGCTCGTCCGTTGCTTCCGAAAGGTCGGTAGTCATCTGAG